ATGCTGCATCCTGAATCGAGACCTGACCTGCAACAGCTGTCTTGGCGAATGCCGTCAACAAGATCTCGGACTGCTTTATATTGGCATCAGTCGACGAGAAGATGTTGTACAGAGCAGGTTGAATGTCTTCGAACGGTACAGCAATACTTCGAGCAACGCGTAGACCTATGTCAGCAAGGTCTTGCAGATTCGTCTTGAAGCCAGTCACCTGGGTAGACGTCAGTGCAACCTGTCGAGCATATTCCTTCGCGACGTTGACTGAGGCTATCAGCATAGCTACGCCAGCACCACCAGCGAGGACCATGCCTGCGCCTATAGTAATAAGGGTAGCGCCTACAGTGTGCAACGCATTGGCGAAACGGGTAGCAGCTCTGTGAGCTCGTTCAAGTTCTTGGGCTTGCTGACGAAGGTGTCGAGCTAGAAGCTCTGCCTGGTCGATCTCACGTTGCGAGGCACCTGCGAACTGCAACTGCTGAGCCTTGAGTGACAACAGGCCTGCACGGTTACGTAGGTTCTCAGCTTGCGCCAATCGACCGGCGCGGGTGAGCTCACGACCGAAACCTCGGATGACACGGGATGCCTCGTCCCTGGCCTTAAGGACGAGGTAGAGGTTTCGTGTCGCGAGCGCCACTATCCCACCTTCGCATTAGCTCTGGACCTATCGAGCTCTGCCTTCTCACCATCGGCAATTAAAACTTGCTCGAGTAGGAAAACGAAGTATGCATCTTGATCAAGAAGTCCACCAGCATTCGGTAGCGTATTCATGTTCTGACACATTCGAACCAAGCTTAGGACTTGCGCAACTTCTGGATCTTTGTCTACCGGCCTCTTCATCACGATCGATGCTTTGATCCGATAGATAAGACCAGGTACTATTTTCCCGAGCCGTCCACAGACTGTGCCTTAGCCTGCTTCTCGAAGTCGTTCATGTCCCCGATCAACGAACTGATCTCGTCGCCGACACGTGGGTCAAGCTTACGAACATCGTCAGGCTTCTGGAAGTTCAACGGACGGTCATTCTCATCCGTCAGGTTATGCGCCATGATGCACTTAGCAAACTCGACCAACGTGACTTGCTCGTTGATCAAGGACACCTCGGCCTCGGCACCTTTGCTGGCACCGCCAGTAGCTGAGTCCATGGCGAACTTCATCTTCATGGCTTCGGCGTCCTTACGGAGCTTCTCACCATATGACAAACGACGGAGTTCGACAAAACCAGCTTCGTCCTCATCGGACTTCGGCACAGTGGTTAGTTCGAACGTCTCCGTCGTCTTTGATACAATTGCCCTTGGCATTCTCTTCACCCTCCGATATGACGTGGTCAGCCGGTCCATGCCTCTGTAAGCCCACAGGGCGGCTGCAAGCGGTACAAGTCCGACTAGAGCAAACCTAATAGACTCTAGAGAGACTAAACCGGTGGTGCTTATAGCTAACACGGTGATTCATCTTGTCTCTTGTAGTTTCTCTCTGGTCTCTTGATCGTCTCAAGATGTCTTAACGTGCTAGGAGTACGATGACACCGATGATTGCAACTATCGCTGCTATCCCTCCGAAGATGGCTCCGAAGTTCAATCGTGTCTCCCCTTGCTGACCTTGCTTGCCTTGCGCCTCGTACTGTGCTCGACGTAGGTCAGCAATGTCCTTTTGAATTGGTTCCAACGCTGCAGCAAGAGCAACTGTCGCCGCAGTTGCTGCTGCCGCCACTTGCGTACGCAACGCTTCAGCTGAGTTAGCCACTTGTGCTGCCAATGTGGTTGCTTGCTGTGCGCTCACCTCCGCCGCACGGTTAACCGCTCCGACGTCTACTGCCCGGATAGCATCGATGCGAGCTGTCTCAGCTGTCCGTAGTTGTGCATCGTACTCGGCGCGAAGGTTTGCGATCTCTCGAACATGTTGATCTGCGGCTCTGCGCAGATCGTCTTGCCGAGAGATCGCAGCAGCAACCAGGTCGAGCACGTTCTTAGTAGGGTCAATTACAGGGTTGCCCTGCCCATCGGCACCCTGACCTGGTTGGACCTTCACGTCGGTCATCACTACGTGACGTTCTCTTGGGTCTTGATCGTAATCGTGTACGAGTTGCCAGCTCCGTCGATCGCCATCTGGTAAGCGATGCTCGCACGGATAAGATCGCCCTCACCACTTAGACCTAACTCGTACGTGTCCTTGACAGACACCGGAGTCAGGAGCGTGATGACGTTGTTGACACCCTTGGTCGCCGTGAGCGTTACCGTCTGCGCAGTCAACGCCTTGAAGGCATCGTAGTCAGTTCGGTTGACGAAGTCCCGCTCGCACGTCAAGCCCATCGTGCGCTCGCCGTACTTGATGAACTGCGCACCGCGACCAGTGTTCTTCAGACGGTACTGCGGCTCGGCGTTGTCCTCGCAAGACCACTCGAAGCTGTCCACATCGAACACCTGCGTAGCGGTCGGGATCTCCATGCTGTACTGACCAGCACCGAATGGAACCGACGTCGTGAAGGTAGGAACAGCGTTCGTCTGCGAGGCTTCGTCCGAGCCGACGATGCTCACCGTGAACATCAACATGCCGTCGGTGATCGTGAACTTGAAGTTGCCAACGACACAACCGACGTAGCCGAAGGTCGTTCCGTTACGCTCGACCGTAATGCTGAGCGTCCGCAACGGGATGGCCGCCGGTGTGGGTGTGAAGGTGTAGATGAAGTTCGGGGACGTACCCGTCTTCACACACGCCGTACGACTCGACAGAAGGAACCACGGGACAACGTCCTCGAGGGCTTCCATCTCGATGTCACCCTCGATGTGCACATCACCAGCGACAGCTCCGACGATGTCCGCCGTCTTTCGAATCGGCCGACGCCAGTTGGTCGCTTGCTGGAACTGAAGCGACTCGGAGTTGATGGGGAAGAACTTAACAGGCGCTACAAACGTGTTGCTGTTCGACGCCGTGTTGAACGTAGGGAAAGCACCCGCAGGTGCACCGACCGCCGTGTCGTTGTACAAGAGCACGAGACCAAGCGTGGCGATGAGGAGCTCAGTACCCGTCGCACCCGCAGCAGCGGTACGATAGATCTTGTAGCCCGTAGCACCTGTTACGGCGCCCCAGGTAAGACCTGCGGTGAGGTTACCGGCAGAGGTAGTGACGGTGATTTCGTTGCTAACGCCGGTCTCGCCGTTGGCGTTGATCGCTGTAGCGTAGTACTTGTACGTGCCAGCAGTAAGTGCACCGCCCGCAGTTGCAGCTCCTGCTAGCACTGGCGCGATTAGCACCTCGGCGGCAATGCCTACTTGCCCACTAGCACCAATTCCTGGTGGCATTTAGACCTCCTCGGCCTTCTCGTCGTCCTCATCCTCGTACTCGAGGATAGCTGTGCAAGTCGTGTGCACTGGGAACTTAGCTACACCCAACTTGTACCCGTAGATCTTCTCGAACAGTTCGATCTGATCGGGACTCAGCACTTTAGTCTCACCAGCGGTGAACTCACCGATCACCGGAATTTGGCAAGGGTGCTGTGACGTCACCTCGAACCGAACACCCGTTACAGTCATGGCACTCCTTGTCTCATGCAACCGGTAGTCGCGTCTTGTTTATACCGCGCCAAGTCAAACGAGCTGACCTGTAGAGCGTATTTGCTTTGTACGTGTAACCGGATTCGTGACCTGTGCAGTACCCCTGAATCACAAGCCCACCAAGCTGAAGGTCCTGGTGCAATAGATGCTCGATGTCGAATGCGATCTGATCGCACTCTCTACGAGTGTCCTCAATGTTCTGGACCTTGTTATGGTAGACTAGAATGAACACTTCGAGTTCATTCCTCGTCATGTCAGGAGCACCTTCGAGTCCTCGTTGCTTGTCGCCTATCTCAACGCACACCGCAGGAGTACTCGGAAGTCTATCTTGGTCACCATAGAACGTGACACTCACTGGAATGCGGAACGTACCCTTGTTGGTCTCGATCTTGTTTAGGATGTAGTCCGCAATGATGGTCGGATCAGATGTGTAAGTCCCATAGGGTCCGGTCATTGCATGTTCCAATTCCGACCGACTCTGTCAGCCCTGTCTTCCATCCAGTCAGCGAAGATCTCTTGAATGTCTTCCATGTCCTCTTGTTGGAACAGGGCAAACTCCCGCTGCGGGATTGTGACCTTGGTTTGCTTCTTTGCAGGAGTAGCACCCATGAACAACTCCATGGCACGCTCTTGAATGTCCTGAAGAGTTGCTCCAGGTCCTAACTGTCTACGTGCGATGTCTCCGATGCTTCCATAACCAGCCTGGTGCAAGTTACCATACCAGACGTTGGAAGGCATCGACTTGATCGCTGCTGAGGTTTCACCGATAGACCAGATGGCAAAGCTTGATGCAGCTCTTGCCAAGTTTCCTGAACGAACCAGGATAGGTCCTGTGGCACTACGCTTTGCGACTGTGTAGGCTGCAAGAGCTTGCCAAGGTTCTGGTCGACCACCGACTTGGAAGTTCTTCCTAATCGAAGGCATCATGACCGTACGGATAGCCTTGACAAGGGGCTCCCTGAAGGAACGGATGTCAATGCCTAGACGGTCGATGTCCTTAGCAACGATACCAGGAGCCGGTTGGAAGTCCCAGCCTGCGTAGAGGACCCGATCGAATCTGAGTCCACCACCGGCCATAGACGTTCCATAAATAGCTGCCTTGATATCCGACAAACGAAGGGGACCATTGCGGATAGGCTCACGAGGAAGACCTGGCATGTACCCTCCTTAGAATTTCATCCCCATTGAAAATGCGGCTGGGCCGAGGGAGGGATCATCGCGAGTCGGTTCTAAAGCCGAGGACGCGTCTGTCGGATAGAATACAGGAGATCCCGATACGTCAGGGACACCTGGAAGCTCGATTGTTCCGGCTAGCAGACCTGCAAGAAGGTTGTTTGCATTCGACTTCAAACGATCGGCGTAGCCATTGCCCTGTTCGATGTCCTCGGAGTACGTGCGGTCGTATACCCACGCCACGTACAACTTCGAGATGATCGTTCGAACGAGCTTGGGAGTAGTCGTCTCACTAGTCCATGTGGAGATGTCGAAGCCGCTAGCAAGCTGCTGAACGACTTCCTCTTCCATGTGGTCTAACAGATCAGTGTCGAGGATGGAGATAGTCAGCTTCGTGCCTTCTGCCCAGGCCTGAGCTTCCCGGATCGAAATGCGTGACATATCTCCACCCTCCTCACTTCTTACGGAGCAGGCTTAACGGCCGGAGCCGCAGCCTTCTTCGCCGGCGCTACAGGCTCGGAAGCCTTAGTATCGGCCGGCGGAACCTCTTCATCACTTTTGTCGTCCGCGTCGGGGCTTTCGCCCTCCGGCTCGACCGGAGCAACAGCCTGTGCCTTCAGATCGGCCAGCTGCTTCTCGAGCTCCGCAATCTTGTCGTCGCGCTCGTCCGGAGGCGACTGGTTGGGATCGCGCTCAGTGAGCACGCCCGCGTTCCACAGAGCGACCATCTCGTCCTTGCTCAGGCCTTCGACCTTGTCGCCAGCTTCGAAGACCTTCTCTTCTCCGTTGCCAACGCCATGCTGAATGCGCGAGGTCGCGTAGTACGTCGATGCCATCTTACACCTCCCTTACGCTACAGCGGTCTTGATCAGGTAGCCGGCAATCGACTTGCCAGCGTCCGCAGTACCGACATCGCCCTGAGCCACCAGCTTCAGGTCGTAGTAACGGCACACACGAACCAGGTCGCTCTTGCGCTTCTCTTCACGCCAGCGATCGATGTACTGAAGGGACCCACCAGGGTTACCCTTCCAGCCGAACTCGTAACCGAAGGCCGGAACCTTCAGACCCGGACGCGGAGGAACCCACGCCATGACGATGTCCTTGCCCCAGAGGTAACCGAGCGTAGGAGCTTGGCCAAGAGCCGCCGAGTCGATGCCGACACCAGGAACGATGATCTTGTCGATCCCGAGCACCGCGGAGATGAGCTCCGAAGAAACGATGCCTCGCTCCGAGTACTTGATGCGCTCGATGAAGTCCGGGTGGTCCTCCAGGATCGTCATGACCTGGTAGGGAATCACCATCGTGTTCGGCGCCTGGAAGATGCGCGAGTGCACGGCGGACTTGCCCGTCCGAAGAACTGAGATCGGGTCCGAGTTGACATAGTCGTTGAACTGCGACGTACCAGACAACGTCACCGTGTTGGTCGAAGCGTAGTTCGCAGCAGTGGTCGCGATCAGCTGCATCGCCTTCTCACGACCGAGCCAGACCTTGGAAGTCACAAGCTCCGTACCATCACGGTCCGGCGAAAGGGGACTGTCCGCGTTCCAACGCTCTTCATCCGTCACCGGAATCTGAAGCGAGTGCTCCTGTGCGTAGTACGTATCGGTTGACAGTGCGATGCCCGGGATCTCGTTCGCCTCGGTGCCCGGAGCACGAACGTCGTTCTGGACACTCCAGCCTTCACGGCCGAACACAAAGTACTTGTCCGACTGCTTGTTGACTGAAACGGTCGGGAAGAGCTGCTCTCCCACAAGACCGTTGTTCGGCCATCCAACACTGATCTGGGTCAGGATCTGATCAATGTGGACGTTACCGGAACCTGTCGGGTTGTAAACTGGCATTGTTTATTTCACTCCCTTCAGGTTACGATAGGATCGCGCCGACGCCAGGCGTCAGCAACACGTCGATGAGGTCGCCAGCGGCAGGTGTACCGATCGGCACGGGACCAACCACGATGCCGAGTACAGCGTTAGTCGTAACCGCCAACTTGACACCACCGGAGTTTGCACCGGTACCACTCGGAGCGACCCTTGAACCAAGCACGATCGTGCCCGGCGTATCCGAGACACGGACCTTGGTAATGCCCATCAGTCGAACATCAGCTACGACCTTACCAGTCGCAACCTTGGTAGCGTCAACGCTTTCCTGGACAACGCCGATGCTGAATGCCGTTGCGGTAGCATTCAGGTCGATCTTGCCAGTCGTGCTGTTGATCGCAACACAGCGGTACGCGAGCACGCCCGCAGCCGCCGAGCTGTTGTAGGTCGACAGGACATCGAAGCCCTTATCGAGTACGTAGTTTGCTCCAGCCATTTAGTTCACCTCCCCTTATGCCTTGAACTGGTACGAAGCTTCGCGGTACTCAGCGAAGAGCTGCGGCTGGGCCTTCGCGACAGCCTCGACAGCCGCTCCGAAGTCCGTGCCCTTGTTGGCTTCCATGAACTGCTTGACCATCTCGTTGAAGCGGTTGGTCGCATCCACCTCGTCGAGGCGACGTCCGACAGCACCACGCTCCGACAGATCGACCATAGCGGTTCCGTCCATGACCTTCGACATGAACTCGAACAGCTGCTTGCCGGCTTCGGGAGTCGACTTCAGCATGATGTTCCGAACCTCATCCTTGACGGACGGAGCGAGCGCGAACGTCTTTCCACGCTGCAGTTCGGAAAGCTGCGAGTTCACTTCGGTGAGCCGCATCGCGGTCTGCATCTCAGTGAGCTTCGCGTCCTTCTCCTTCATATCCGAAAGGACCTTCGCGAAGGCAGGACTCGCTTCCACCAGACGCATGAGCTCCGGGTCGAGGCCTTCGTTCGGGTCCTTCTTGAGCTTCTCGATCTCTGCGGTCAGCGTCTTGTTGTCTTCGGTCAGCTTCACGACGCCCGAGGCCATCTCACCCAGCTTGGCGAGGACTTGCTCTTCGGTCGAAGCTGCATCGAGACCAAGAAGCGTGCACAGCTTCTTTAGATCCACTTCTGCCTCCGTTGTGGGTGGTGCCTTGGGCGGTCCTTCGGAAAGGAGCTCCGACAGGTTGACCGGCAGGAGGTTCTTCATGAATGGTCGATTCGTAAGACCACCGCCGAAGAGAACGTCCTTGTGGCTTGCTCCTGACGAGTCCTGCCACTCATCGACGAACTCCGCCGAGAAGTAACGGTATTCCTTGTCCTTGATCGACTTGGCCGCTGCAGGTGTGAAGTCGACTTGCAGATGCAGTCCCGAACCGTCGACCTTAGCATCCTTGACCCATCCAGCAGCCAAGTTCCCCTTCGTAGGGTCAGCCTTGTGATCGTAGTCGATGTCAGGATCGATACCGCGCGTCTTGGTCTTGACACTGTTGGCCAACGCGGTCAACTTGGATGCATCGAAGTTCATCTTACCGTACAGCGGGTGCTGGTACTCACCGTATGGAAGAGCGTGTACCCAAGTCGTAGCACCCCCGCTTGTATCACTCAGAGTCACCTTCGAGAGGTCGACCCACCAGCCAAAGTGCTTGTCCATCTTTGCGGTACCTCCTCACATTGATTATAACATGCTGTACCCGAAGGGTCCTACAAAATACTATATCTCAGTATCTACTGACCACCAGAAGCATCCCTCCCCTTGTTCGCCGCTACTGGCTTAGCAGCCGGAGCTGCTTTCTGCCGAGGAGGTCCTGACCGTGAAGGCTGAGGTGCTCCAGGTGAATTTGAATCTCCGCCATTGTCAGCATTAGGATCAGGCACAGGAGCTAGCACACCGACAAGGCGTTGCGTTGCCTGGTCCATCGGCGGAAGGTCCGACTCTTCACGAAGCGCTGCCTCTAGGACATCGTCCGGAGTGATCAGTCCCGCTCCCACGAAGTTCCTAATGGCGAACGAGAGCGTCCGTAGATCGTTCCACTCGCCAATACGCCGCGCACGGAGTCTTGGGTAAGCGCCTCGCTTAAAGTTAAGGTCGACGAGCTGCTTGATGATGTGCTTGTTGAAGATGTTGGCGATTCCATTGGCGAGGTACCTTGTGGACTTGAAGAACATATCCATCGAAGTCTCACCTGGTGACGCTTCATCCATGAACGGTGCGAGGATGTTGGTCTTGATCTGCGAATTGTGGTGGTCAATAGATTCGATACACGAAACAGGTTGACCCTCCAGCTTCGCAAATAGAATCTCCCAGTTCGCAGGTATAACGATGTGAGCCCGATCGTTAGTTCGTAGGTTACGACCAAGCTGGTCGGCGAGGAGTTTGTCTGCCGCGGAGAACCCAGGCGGAAGCTTGATGACAGGTACCCCGATACCGTGCCGTTCCTTTTGAATAGCGTCGATCTTGTATAGTGTGTCCTTGTAGTACCAGTGCTTGTACGCTGAACGGAGTACAGAGATGCCACGAAGGTCACCAGCCTCAGGCTCGAGTGAGAAGATTGCAAGCTTACGAACAGGAATGAACTGACCTAGGTTAGGCATGGGAGAGGCCGGAGTGTCTGGGAACTGCAACATGCCTGTGCCGAACTGGTTACCATACGGAACGAACGGTTCCATGATGATACCAGCAGGACCTCCTTGGTCATCAAAGACCCATTCACGAATGTCGAGTGGGTGTCGAGGTGCAAGCTTCTGGAGGATGATCTTGCCATCCTCATTGAACTTGTACACCTTCTCGAACACCATGTAACCATACTCGAACTGTAGCAGTACGTCGTCAAGTACTTGAGACCAGTCTACGTTCAGGTCTTCCATCAAGCACTTCTCTACGAACTTAGCGATGTTCTTGTCGAGCGCACTATCACTAGCCGGCTCAATAAACCAGTGCGCAGCTTGGATAGGCGTCTTCAGAAGTCGAAGCGAACCACGGATCGCACCGTCGTTGCGCTTGAGGTCATACCACTTCCGAATGCCTAGCTTGTCACGAAGTTCCGGGATCTGCTCATCACGAGTCCATGCGGTCCAAGGACTCATGGAAGTGTAACCAAGTTCGCGCAAAGCCAAATCAGGTTCGATGTTAGGCTGCGACGACAACCTGATCTCGTTACCAGTTGACCGTTCCGCAACGAGGATGTACGGAGACGAACCGGACTCCGCACCTACAATGTCGTACTGATCCATCAGTTCCTGGATCGAAGTCTCGCGGTACTGTGAGAGTGCCGCGCTACCCGGGTCAGCCGCGTTCATGTGATTCTACCTCCCACAGGGTCGGGACTTACATGTGTCGCCTAATCTTCAAGTCGAACAATTAGGGTTGCTGCTCCGACTGTGCTTATTATGGGTGCGTCTTTATACACTGTCGTTGTTTCGGGTCCGACTGTACTTTCAAGTGTTGGATCTGTATACGATGTCGTTGCTGGATCGACTACGAATTCGATCGGTCCGCCTGCTATGTACTGAACTATGGCTGATGGAGCTTGCCATATAACTTCGACTATAACTTCGTACCCTGTGAAGGGCTGACCAAGTGCTTGGCTGCTTGGTATACCATGCGCTTGGACCTGTAGGCTTAGTGCGCCTATGCTTACTTGGGTCGCCCCGAACCTTTGTTCCGACACTATACCCTGTGCCTGAACTGTTACAGATCCAGTTGTGATTGTCGGCGAGCCTAGACGTTCGCTTGAGGGTATGCTTTGTGCTTGGATCGTTGTCGCGTTTAGAAGTGTCGGTTGGCCTAGCCGTTCAGCTGATGGGATTCCCTGTGCTTGAATTGTAGTGGTTGTCGTAACTGTAGGTGAGCCAAGACGTTCGGATGATGTGATTCCGTTTGGATTGACTGTAACAGTTGTTGATATGGTTGGCTGTCCGAGCTGTTCGGACGTAGATATACCTTGCGCATTAATTGTTGTTGCGAGTTGAAGTGTTGCATTGCCTAAGGTTTCAGATGATGGAATGCCATGTGCTTGAATGAGGTAGGTAGTTGTGACTGCGGGATTACCTACGCGTTCGGAGGAAGATATACCTTGCGCGTTTACTGCTGTAACTACCGTGATCGATGGTTGCCCGAGTTGCTCCGATGACGGAATACCGTGCACTGCTACGTTCGTTGCAGTACCAGTATTGGCATTACCGAATGCTTCGGAAGTTGTAATACCTTGCGCATTGATTGTTACTGTGGTCGAGATGCTTGGCTGACCGAGACGTTCGGATGTCGGTATTCCGTGCGCAACAATTGAAGTGGCTGTTATCGCATTTGGTTGTCCGAACGCTTCAGATGGAGTTATGCCATGTGCTTGAATCGTTACGGTAGACGTTACACTTGGTGAGCCAATACGTTCTGATGTTGGAATGCCTTGGGCATTGATCGCAGTGGTCTGTGTTATGGATGGTTGCCCGAGAGCTTCACTTGTTACGATGCCTTGAGGTGTTACAGTAACCGTCGTCGTGATACTTGGATTGCCAACTCGTTCGGATGTCGTTATGCCCTGAGCTGATATAGTTGCGGTTGCTGTGATGCTTGGCTGGCCAAGGGCTTCTGCGGAAAGGATACCTTGAGCTTGTACATTCGTTACGCTAGCTGCGTTCGCATTACCGAATCGTTCGGAGCTTATAATTCCTTGTGCGGATATAGTTGTGGTTGTCGATATGGTTGATTGACCAAGAGCTTCGGAGCTTACGATGCCTTGCGCATTGATTGTAGTAATGACTGCTACGGCTGGGTTACCAAGTTGTTCGGAACTTGTTATACCATGTACGGCTACGTTTACGGTTGTCGTAAGTGCTGGATTGCCAAGTGCCTGGGATGATTGAATACCGTCGGCTGCAACGTTTTGATCGGGAGGAGCTGCGAATGTATTATCAACTTGGAAGAGTCTCTGCTGCTCTGCGAGCATCAGGTACATAAGCAGATCTGGCGGAATGAAAGGCGGTTGAACATCTACTACAGGAGCAGCTCCAGCTAGTGGAAGAATCTCTATCCAGCACCAGCCTAGGTGCGTAACTGTACCTACCATTGTTACGTTTAAAGTGTTCGGAGACCCATTAACATCGTCAGCACTTGTACGTCGGAAGAATCCATGATAACCAATGGTAGTGCTTCCCGAACCACCATTGGTTATCGTACAGCCTGTACCAGCTGTTTGAGCTCCTAGGTCGTCCCAGTCACATGTGACAATGAAGCCTTGACCACCAGATGCTGACGCTGTATAGTTTTGTGCGATCGCGCTAGCTGATGTCGAACCTGCTTTACCATGTGCGCCTATAGGTGTAACTGGATCATGACCTGTTATTACTGTTATGTGCAGTGCTGCATGAAAGTTGATAGTGCCTAAGTCGTGGTTTGTTACTGTGATGGTCATAGCGGCACTTGAACCAACTGCTGCAGTCCAAACCGCAGCTTGACCATCTCTGTTCGGAGAGTCTGAGTGTGATTGCCAATCGCTTAGTGTATACGTTAAAGGTGAGCCAAGGTTATCTGTTATTGTCGGTGTAGTTGGAAGGCCACCATTTGTTGAGTTAGCTGCCCACCTGATCAGGAGTAATGCATTTGCAGGAGGTGTAAAGCTGGCCGACGTTACAGTTGCGATCGTGCCTGTGGTCTGAGTTGCGACCGCGGGGGTTGACGCATCAATGGCCAGCGCCACAGCTCAACCTCCTGGCTGAATTAAACGTTGAGACCGATCAGCTTCTTTGCATCGAAGTAGAAGTCGGCAGGACTCACGCCCTGTGCGATTTGGCCCCTTGCTATGTCGGAGACCAACTTCATGGCAATGAAGGCATTGCGGATCGTCGTGATCTCACCAGCAGTATATCCGAGTGCACTCAACACCGCATCAGTACCTAGCGTAGCATCATCCAGGAAACCTGCTTTGAAGTTTACACATTCTCCGAGTGCTGCTCGAACATTGACAATCATACCACCCATACGATTGTCGAGGTCGACCTTCGTGATCGGATAGCCAACAGACATCTGCTCCCCTAGTTGTGAAGTTGTACTGTTAAGTTGTACACACGAACAGCATTGGAAGCACTCGATGCGCTATATGCAGCACAAACGCCAACGCATCGAGCTAGCGTCGTATCCAATGCAACTGTACGAAGTGCCAGTGTTGCCGGGATTGCGTTAGCACTGAATGCAACCAACGATGTCCCGAGCTCAAGATCCCCCTGACCAATGATCTGACCTGCGGTACCGACGGTGGTAATGAAGCCTCGATACTCCATACGCCACGGGAATGCTGTAGCGGTAGCAGTTGTGATCGCTGTCGAAGCAGCTAGGATGGTCGTCAGGGCTGCAGGCTTGCCGCCTGTACCAGGAAGTCCGACGTAGAACCCAAGAGCCAACGTAGGCGTAGCTGTTGTAGAGAACTCGCCCTCAGCTTCGATCTTGATTCGAGAACCGATTCGCAACTGGTTAGGTGCGATAATCGGACATGGGATAGGTGAACCAGCATCCTGGTTCGTAGTGAAGGTGTTTACCGCTACGCCTAAGGCATCAGCGAAGGGTCCTACCGGAGTAGTTAGGTAAAGATCCATGTCAGTCCTTAGAGCTTGAAGATACGGTTGGCACCGTTATCCCACGTAACAACGATGTTGCCTCCGTTAGGAGTGACCGGTAGTCCGGAACCGGTATTTGGGGCAAGCCCTCGAGCGCCTGCAGTGACGGTTGTGGAGGTAACGGTAAGAACTCGATCGCCCGCATTTGCCAGTGCGGTGAGAGTTGCCGACTGTCCTGTGGAAAAAGCGATAGTAGTTCCGTTAGGGATTCCATACTTGATCGGCTCCACAAGAAGGGCTGTACCGGCTGCGAGGTTTGTGTTGCAGACCACGATCTGCTTGCCCGTAATGATCGCGACCATCTCGGAAGTTGCATTGGAGCCAGTGTCTCGGATGATCGCTACAGCTTCGACGCTTGCGCCCGATACAGAAGTGAACGTCACGTCGGCTGCGTCCGCAACACCTGCTACGATCGTGGGCGAAGTAAGGTTGACCTTCGTACCTACAAGAGCGGCATCGAAGTCATCGAAGAAGTCCGAAGACGTGCTTGGGCCCAGGTTGACACAGTAGCCACCGGCACCAACACCATTGCCGACCGCATTTGCCCCAGTAACTGGGTCTGTAAGAGAGAACACCGAACCGGATGCAGCTGTGATAGCCCACAACCCGTTACCAGAGGTTCCCGTGGCAATACCGTCAACATAGACGATGTCTCCTGTCGTGAAGCCATGCGCAACAGCTGTCGTGACAACAATCGGGGTCGCGTTGGTCGAAGACGTAATCTGTCGTACCCCTGCATCCGACTGCGCAAGGTCTAGAAGCACGGCAGAGAAGGTCTGGCCATCCCAGTCAAGGGTCGCGCCCAAGAACTTCTGCCGTGCGAGCTCGAACAAAGCATTGCTCATGGTCGCGTTACCTCCGGACTAAGTGAAGCGAATCCTTCTGCAAGTCGAATAACGTTCGACACGGACGTATATGCCTCGATATCCCAGACCCCGTTAGTCCACGTCATAGGGGCTGTGACATCCGCACCGACAGTAATGGTGACAATACCGCCAGGTCCGTTGACGCTTATCCTGCCATCTTCAGTAGTACCTGACATTAATACTACTGCAGAGCCTGTTGTCGATCTCACCTGAAACCTAGCCAGGTAGCCTGAAAGGACCTTAACCGTCCGATCCTGATTCAAAGCTTGGATCGGCAGGATGAAGGTTGCACCCTGTTGGACGACTATGTCGTATCTGGTTGTCACTCGCACCTCCAACCTATCAAGATCCGTGAAATCAAAACTGGATGGTTAAACGTAAATCGCAAGATCCGTGAAATCACCAGGTCTAGAAGTGCAGAAGCTCCGACTGGAAGTACCCAGATGATGTCGTACCAGTCGTATCGAAGATGTTATCACTGGCGATACGAAGATCATTTATGTCGTACAGCTCGCTCAGGCGGTGCGTGGCTCCGAGCTTAAAGATATGCATGAGGGCATATCGTATAGCATCCAACGCGTGGTTGTCGTGTTGTCTGGCATCCTCTCGGAGGTTGCGATCTCCCTTACCGGTATCTGGCGCCCGGTAATTGTTGAACTCACGAATCGTGTTGGTGCAGCTTGGGTCGATGTACATCCATGGTTCGAGGATTGGGGTTCCGAACTCATCGAGGATGCCTACTTCCCGTGTCTGCAAGAAGCCTTTGACTAGCTCAACGCCTTCACGCCATCCGGACTGTGTTGAGTGACGACCTTGGAATTCATTCGTTACTTTGGCGGTACCGCTCTTCGATCTTGGATCGGCATAGCATGGAGCAAGCGTCGTCGATACTTCGAGCACGCTCTCCGGGCTCGCTGCATCCCCGAAGGCAAGGTCGATCTTCCAACCCGGCGGGTTCTCTCGCTCCTTGATCATGCGAATATGCTGGGACAGCATCATCCCAGCCTTGTAGTGCTCCCGCCATATGTAAACTCGCCCCCAAGGATCAACTTGGAACTCGATACAGGCGAGTGGGTTCGTGAATCCCCAGTCAAAAGCCATGTAATTCGGCCAATCAGGCCGGTACGTGTGCTGCTTGACGTGGATTACTTCGCTGAACTCGTCGTAAATCTTGCCAACGAACGCATTGAACAGTGCTGCGATCTCCTGATCAAAGAAGGCGGGAAGTACCGTCTTCTTGATCAACTGGATCTCGGGATCGTCTTTGCCTTCGGGGTAGATGTAGTGGTTATCCCAGCTCGGGAACTGCCAAGATGCGTAATCCTTGAACACCGGGTCGGGATTGCGTCCGAAAGCCCACAGGTCGTAGAGCCAATTGAAGCCTTCGGGCGTAGTGGGGAAGGTAGCCCAACCACGTACGTCACCAAGCGCGGGACGAATGAAGCGCTCCCACGTGTCCTTGCGGTGCTTTGCAGCCTCCGACATGATCACGCCATGAAGCTTCTCACCAACCAGGCTTTCGGGGTGATCAGCTGAGCGACACTCAATTCGTGTTTGCCAAGGGAACTCGATCCACATTTCACCGCCGCGCTTGGAATATGACTTCTTAACGCGCTTGTCGAGGCCAAGCTTCTGACCAACGATCAAATCGTCCCAGATGACACGGAATTCCTTCTCCGCAAGGTCATACGTAGGACCAACGATCCAAAACCGACGCTTGGGTAGGAACAGTTCAGCGCCGCAGTCCCTACCCGCCATGTGCGACTTCCCAAATCGCCGCCCGCAACAAGGTACGCGGAAGCGCGAAGTGGAGTCATGGAAGAGCTGCTGCTTGGCATGCGGCTTGTAGCCAACCAGGTCGAAGTACTTCTGCTTGGACAGGGCCATTACGCGTGCCGGTCAGTCCCAGCAGGGTTCGTACCAGCGAAGGGGTCCTTGGTCTTCATCTGGATAGACTCGACCGGTTGACTCGTCGACACAGAGGTGAACTTCTCGCCTGTAACCGGTACACTGTCATTCGTGTTCGGAACTCCCCAGATCACTCCGAGGGACAACAGTGCAGTTACAACAATGGCCGACCACTCAGTTGCAGTGATCGAACCGTCGGAGATCGCAGTTCCCCATGTTCCGGCTGCAGCTACTAACGCTCCTACGATCGCCTTCGCATATCTGTCTAACATGACTCACCCTCACCTTATATAATAGTAGGAATGCTATTCAGATGATAAACGTCAAAGCTGCGAACGCAAGCCCAAGGCTCACCAACTCGAACCGATTCCAAGGACCTGTCGAGGTACCTACAAAACCTCTCAGGAACGAAATCAGGAAGCACGCAAATGCTAAGATCCAAAGCAGTTTATCAACAGTCATTGGCCTTCCCTACTGTGGGATGTACTTCACCGTCACGGGGTTGTTCTCGTCAGGATCCTGTCGCTGGTCGATATTCGAGTACGTTATGTACACGACCGGTGGACCTGGTGTAAGGTCCGTATCATAACGCCCAATACGAACTGTAACCAAGTTCCCTCCACCTAAAGCGGTGATGGTACCTGGCAGCACCTTGACGTAGGCTGCATTACCACCCACAGTCTTCGGTACAAAGACTTGTACGTGTCGCCCTATCTTAGGCCGCCATCCCATCAGTACCCCTTACGTGCAGCTGCAAGTGCAGTTTGGCGTCGAACTCGAGCAGTCGGAACAGCCGGCGCAGCTGTCTTACGCGGCGTTCGTGCTACAGCCTTCGCAACCTTCTTCTGGCGCACCGTAACTGCAGGCGTGTCGAGGAACCGAGCAGCTTTCTTCGAACCCTTCAGGGGCTTCTTGTCGTCCTTCTTGTCCATCAGTCGGTCCTTAGTACTTGAAGTAGGCATTAGTGCTGGCTACGGTTGTCGCCTTCAGGATCGGCGCGGTCCCAGGCAGACCCATCAAATCGGGCTCGCTGTGGAACTGGATTATACCAACTCGTCCATCCGTAGCGGGCAATGCCCCTGCCGGCGTCACGGCTCCAGTGTCCACGAACGAAGTCGCGCCAACAGCGGACAAGCCGATGAACAGCTCGGATCCACCAACGCGGCCGTACACTGCGTACTGCACCCCAGCTGCTCCCGGCAACGTAATGGTACAGATGTTCGTCGTGCCACCTCCGACTACCGTGGTCCCAGCTGTGCTTGCCAGCGATTCTGCACCACCCTTCACGGCGGAAATTCGGTAGCTGTACGTCGCAGCCGTCAAGGTCCCACCAGTGCCAGAGTTACCGACCACGGGGGCGGACGGAGCAGCCCCAGTACCTGTCTGGGTACCAGTGACAAGGACGTTGTGGGTCTTCCCGCGTGCATCACGGTACTGGACGGTATCACCAAGCTGTGCTGTTCGATTCGGCATTACCTCTCCTTGTCAACCGGGGTCGTGCGCTCGGCAGAC